CCTCTGTGCAACGTATCGGCCAATAGCCATATCAGAACTAAAGATACTATCGAGGGTGTCATCAACATCAACAAGGACACAGCTAGCAAATTGTCTAAGCGGAGTTCGCACTCCCGCCATGATTGGTGTTGGGATGTTGATTTTGTGCTTTGAGATTGCGTCATAATACCTCTTGACATATGACATTCTTGTTTCTTTTGGATACTCTGCAAAGATGGTTAGAGCAATCATCATATACATGAATTGTGGAGTTTCATATACTCCACCAACACTTCGATCCTGCACAAGGTACTTATCAACTACTTGCCTGAGTCCAGCATATGTAAATAGAAAGTCTCGGTCGTGATCAATAAAAGAATCAGCTTTGGCAATTTCCTCTTGAGAATATTTATTGTAAATATCAGAATCGTAAACTTCCGCAGATACGCAATCAATAATATGCTGTTCAAGAGTGGGAAGTTCTTTCATCTTCCCATACAGTTGTTTACGAACAGCAAAGAGAAGTAGCCTTGCGGCAACATATTGGTAGTTCGGGTGGTCTAGATCAATCAAATCTGAAGCAGAACGAATCAGAATCTCTTGAATTTCTGCTGTCGTAATTCCATCATAAAACTGGATACCAGACTTCATCTCAACTTGACTCGCAGAGACCCCTGCAAGACCCCTACATGCCTCATCAACCATAACATGCATCTTATCTAGATCAATATGTTCGATAGATCCATTTCTTTTTTGAACTTTCAGACCGTTACTCATATTTTCTTCCAGGTGGTAAATTTAAGTTTTGCTTCTAAACCAGAATAAGTATTTGATTCTACCATGGATTGAACATCAAGTCCAGATAAAACCATATCATTAATATCTTTTTGAGTCACTGTGTTTGGATAAATGACGACGGACTCTCCACTCTCAATTTTGGATTGAATCCTCCTGACGATTTCTGCATTACGTGGTTCGTTGTCATAGATCCAAACACGATTGCGAATACCCCACTTAGCAATATCACCGTCAGCTCCGCAAAGAGCAATTGAATTGCGTATGAAGGTTGAATCGAATGGTCCTTCTGTGATGTAGACAGTTTTAGTTTTTTGGACTTCATCGAGACCATAAATTTTTGGTGATTCATCATTAATCATTACAGTAATATATTTAACCTTTGAAGGACCTATTGCTCTGCCCTGAAATCCGACTAGTGTATTTTGATAAAACAAAGGAATAATAATCCTCGGTTCATCTTTAACGATCGAATCAAATGTAGGTTTCAGAGAGTTGGTCCACTCTTTAAATTTTTCAGTGTAATAAAATTTATGCGAGTTTAATTTCCTTTTTTCCAGATAATCCTTTGCGTCAGGATTTTCTGATGCTTTGGGTAGATTTAATTTTGGTTTAAACTTTGGAGTCTCAAATTTGAACTCTGGTTCATCGACAACGAAGTTCTTACCAGTATTTCCTTCCTTAAATTTCTCAAAGGTATATTGCTTATAGGTATTGGGATCTATTTCCTTTAGAAAATTATTAAAAGATATATTTACTCCGCAGTTATGACACTTAAAATTTGTATTATTCTTTACTTGATAAAGATATCCTCGTGCTTTATTCTTATTTCTAGAAGAATCTCCGCAAATTGGACAACGAAAATTGTATAGATTATTTTTTACTTTTTTAAATTTTTGAAGTCTTAGAGAAATCAAATTGATGTACTTAACATCAACAAAATCCATAATCAAGCCTTAAAGTTCCTGTGCTCCATTATAGATGCCTGAGGTTCTGGTGTCAAGATTCTAATCAGTCTTATATTATTTGACAGAAAGGTAATGCAGACAACTGCTCCAATTGCCATCCACACTCTCTTTTCTATCGTTTGTACTCGTGACACAAGTGCGTCATAATCGCGGTCAACCTTATCACGGAGTTTGTCAATTTTATCAAAGAGTACGTTATCGGTCTCTTCTTGCTTGCTAATTTTTTCTTCATGCACTGCGAGCATCTTACTCACATTACTATTTACTTCACTTAATTTTTCAATAGCATTATCAATCTTAACAATAATATCTTTTACATCTTCTATTTTTTGCTCTAGAACAGCAATTTTAATTTCTTCTGCCATTGGAGGATCTTAGGTAGTCTAGCCATTTTTTTCTACTGCCACGACCACCTTTTGCATAAACTGGTTTATCATAACCAGATGTTGGTCCTTTTGATGGAGAAGATGAACTAAAACCACCTTGAGATCCAGGAGCATTTGCAACCATTTGTTCCCTAATTATCTGTATTATTTTATCAATCTTTTCCATTTTTGTTGTAAATCTTTTGAAGTTCTGCCAAACAATTAAGATCAACAGGAACGTTATGAATATAACATTTTGGATATTCAGGTAATTTATTCAAAAAAAGAACAAATGTTTTCATTGTTGACCACAATTCTTTTTCAATTTTAAAAAACAACATAGGTGTTGCTGCATCACCAAAAATATTATAAAGAACAATGAAATGATTGATTAAAAGGGGAATTTTTAATTCCCCCGTATTTCTATATCGTTTCAAAAGTCGTTTAATATACTTAAAATGATTTAAATCCTTATCAAAATCTTCTTTTGTTACCGCTTGAGGATTCTCATAATTTTTAATGGCAAATAAGAGGAAATTATCCTCATTCAATTCACTAAAGATCATGTTTTATCAAGCAACAACTACGAGTGAAGTGGTTCCAATTCCAACTGATGTTTCGGTAATTGTTCCCGCTCCACCAACTTGTCTTAGAAGATCTGAAGAAAGAGTCTTAATAACAACATTTCCACCTGCAAAGTCAGTAATTGTTCCAACAACACCAGCAGCAAGACTTACTCCAAGATAAGTTCCAACTCCAGTCACAGGTGCATTAAATGCAAATGCAATTCTATTTGAAACCTGGCCATTGAAATTGATGTTGTCAACAAATCCGAAAGTATTTGCAAAAGAAACAATAGATGAATTTGGAGTTACAGATGCTGCAGTTCCAACAATAGTCGTTGTACCAATACCAGCAGCACTATGTCCCTGAATTAGAACTGTAGCTCCTGCACTGCAGAATACTGTCTCGTTCCAAACAACATGAACATATCCAGTTGTTCCAGTTCCAATTCCAGTAGTTCCACCAGCAGCAACTGAAATTGGTGATGCGAGATTTGGATCTTCAAAGAATACTGCAACTGGAGTAGCACCAGCAAGACCTGTAGATCCAAGATCTGAAGGAAGTCCAGCAGTGTTTAATCCAGCAACAGGAACAAGAACTTCATCGTAATAGTGAGTTGACAGTCCAGAATGCTCTGTAGTGCCATATCTTCTATAAATCCAACCACGCTCATCTGCAAATGCATTCCAAGGTGTGGTATTACGATCAGTTTCCTCTAAGTGTTTGGGGATCGCATAATTATTTGCCTCAGTCTCAGTAGTTGTAGAAATTCCCCAGAGTGCCATTCTTTTTTACCTTTACTAATTTAATCTAAGAAATATTTATAAAAAAGGGAGACCTTACTTTTGGTCCCCTTTGCGTAAAACCACTTTTAGAAAGTGGGTTAGGAGATCAAGTAATCCATTCTCTTCAAATCTTTTTGTTTTTGCTAACCACTCGGAGGCAGTTAACAGTAGACCTAAAGCAATGGTTACTCCCCAGTTAGTTAGAAAGCAGGTGATCATGCTTCGGGTGTAAAGAGTTTCTCCTTAACCAAAACAAGAACTACATCGTCAATTGTATTGTCGGTTGACTTTACATACTTCTCAAGAAGTTCAACAACAAGATTTTTAACTGCTGGATGAGATGCAATTGAAATCAGAAGTGGTTTTACCACTGCTACTACTGCGCTCATAATGTCCTCCAATAAGAGTATCCTGATCTATTTAGAAAATAGTAACTATTGAATCGAGATTAACAACTAGTCAAATCTCGAAGACATATTATCTTGCGATCTCTTAGCAGCAGCACGTCTTGCAATAATCTTTTGAGCAGGAGATTGGGGAGCACCATACTGACCTGCAGTAGGTGGTTTCTTACCTGGAACCTTTTTTCTTTGTCCGGCAGGAGTGCCTTCCATGTTACGCATCATTCTTTTTACAGAAGTGAATGCTTTATCATCTTTCATACCACCTTTAGCAGTTGGTTTACCGGTCTTAGTGTTAATACCAGTCTCCCTTTCAGCACGATTTAATTCAGTTAGATTTTCCCCCTCATTTTCAAACTCTTCTTGTGGTTGTTCCTTTTTCTTCATTCTAAGAGCTGCTTGGTCTGCAGTAGTTAATTTTTTCTGCGCCATTGCCAACTGTCTTTGAGCAGAAAATTGTTGGGGAGTCGTTGGTTGCAGATCTTCTTCAACTTTTTTAGGAATCCCTTCATGCTTTGTTTTTGCAAAGTCACGAATTTTCTTCTCACTCATAGAATCAACAATTTTGAGAACTGCATCACTTACTTCAGATCTTGCGGTTTGACCTCTTTTTACCGAAAGAGCAAGACCAAAAAGTTTTTGTTGCTGTTCACTTTCTGCCTTTTCATGCAGTTCCAATTCTTCTTTCGTTAGTCCAACTGATTTTTTAATTTTTTGACCGGTTTTGCTTTTTCCTGCTTCTTTACCCAAACGATGTGCAACTACACCTGCACCATGAACAGCACCTGCAACTGTTCCTGCAGTTTGTGCTAATTTTGTTTTAGATAATTTGGAAGTTGCTGCACGATGTCGTTCCATACCTTTTCTAAAAGCAGTACCTAAAGCAGCACCAACTCTTCCAGCAATTCCTTTTTTGGTTTCTGAAGGTGAAGACTTAGTTTCTGGTTGCTTTTCAACTGCTTTCTTAACTGCAATCGATTTTTTTCTAATAGTTGATGAAGATGAAGAAGATAATTTTCTAGTAGTTCCATACTTCTCTACAGCAGACTTTGTAGATTTTCCAGGGGCTGCTTTTAAAGAAACTCCTCTTTCTTTACCTGTTGCTGGACTTTTCTTCTTACCAGTTAAGGTTCTTGCTTCATTTAAAGTATACTCTTCAGAAATTTCATAAACAAAATCTACAAAAGATTCAATTCCAAGTTCTTCAATAAGAATATCAATACCATCTTCATTCAAACCTTGCTCGTAAAAATATTCAGTTACAATATCAATCTCTTCAGTAAGGTCAACTTCCTCAAGTTCGACCATTTCAATTAAATGACCACCCAGTTTTTCAACTGCTTCTTTCATTTCTGGATTGATTTTAATCTTATTAGTAATTTTCTTCTCTTTAATTTCTTTACTTGCTTCAATATCATCCATCACTTCAGAAAGATCTTGTCTCCAGTTTGAGAAAGATTCTTTCATTTTTTCTTTCTTAATTGCTTTTCCAATTGCCTTACGACGATTCGAAAGATACTTATCCGTCTTATCACTATCACCATCATTATCAATATCGGAATCTTCTTGTCCCACTGGATCAAGTGCTTCTTTCTTCATTGCACGCTTTGCTGCCGTCTTAGCAAGAAGTCTCTCTCTTGCAGCTTCCTGTTCAGACTTAGGAATCGCAGTTACAGCACCAAGTCTCTCTGCAGGTTTGCCAGGAACTGAAGATTCTGCGACTTGCTGAAGATAAATTGCAGAAATATCGTTAAGATTATTTACCAACATGAGTATAAGTGTTTACTTTTTAACCTTATACTTATTTATGAAATTCCTAATATTTGTTTGATCATATCCACTATATGGTTTTGCACCATATTGAAGGTTTGTTTTATCACCTTTTTCAAATCCGGGTGTCATGTCCACCGCATATTTAAAATATCCACCAGTTCCTGCTAGTGTATTTGGCTTTCCAGGAACTCTCATTTTTCTTTCAACTTTTACCTCTTGATATGCTTCTCTAAAATTCTTTGGAATATTTCTTGCTTGGGGAAGAAAAGCTCCATAAGGACTTACTTTAGAATCTTCTTTATCAACAAATCCGTCAATATTATCATCTATTCTATTCACAGCCTTCTTTACTAACTTTTTCAAATTAGTTGATGGAACTTCAGATTCCATCACATCACGAATCCAAGATTTAAACATACACTGATCTTCAGTCACACAAATAAGATAGTTTGTTCCTCTACGAATAATTTTACCAACAAGACCAGTATTTAAGTTTTCTACGACATCACCGATTCGAAAAATGCGACCTCTTACATAATTTTCACGAAGAGATTGTTGATCGTACTTTGGAGCAATCTGCCAGAGTTCAGCAACCTTTTTCTTTTTCTTTACATTCATTCCCTGACGAACTGCATCAAACAGTGATTGAGTATCTCCATCATCAAGAGTCTTTGGAATTCCTCTACGGAAAGATTCGAAGTCATCTTCAATAACTGCCTTTCTCATCTTAGATGCTGACATTCCCTCAACACCTTCAGCATCAGCATCTCGAACACCTGCAGAAATTACACGAATAAGTTCAAAATTATAAAGATCTCCATTATATTTCTGAGCAAGATTCTCAAACTCTGCTTGACGATCAGAACCAACAACAATGTTTACACTCGAATATCCCTCTTCAGAAGCAGCAATAAGAACATTAAAAATAGATCTCATTTCATCATCATTAATAATATTCTCCTCAAAATAAGGAAACATCTTTTTCATAAAAGAAATCTTCATGTCAGGATCGATAGGATTTTTTTTAGGATCATGAGTTCTTGAAGGATAAATTTTAAGGTCTCCACCAATAGATGCCTTTTTTGCAGACTTTAAAAGTTTTTCATGACCTTTTGTTGGAGGATTAAACCTTCCAAAAACCACAGTTAAAGTATCACCTACTTCCTCACCACCACTATCTTGAGGTTCTGGTGCTTTTGCCTGTGGTTGAACAGTTGGTTTTGGTTTTGCTGCAGATGTTTTTTGAGGTTGTTCTTTTTTAGTTTCTTGGTCAGGAATATCCCTTTGACCAACTCTTTCACCCTTTTTATAAAACTTTAATTTCCCACTTTCCGTTTTCGCAACAAATTCTCCACGAGAATCATACCATCCCCCGTGACCATCACTTTTGAGGTTTAGTTTTTTCGCCTGCATTGAAGCTTGCGATTCCTTTGCCTCAGTTAGAAATTGGAAAAAATTCTTCATCTTGTCTTATCTTATACTGTTATTTATTTTTTCACTTTTTTCTTATTTATGGAGATAAGGAGACTCGAACTCCTGACAGCCTGCTTGCAAAGCAGGTGCTCTACCAACTGAGCTATATCCCCGAATCAAGTTATTATAAAACCCACTCAACAAAAAGTCAAGTGGGTTAGAGCAACCTTCCGTGGTTATTTATTGATTGGAAAGGATTTCATTTTTCCACTCTTCACTCATATTAACCATAATTTTTTGTGCTGCCTCATAAGACTCAGCATATCCATTTTCAATCAGATGCTCAAGTACGATATCATAAACATCAACTTCTTCACCAAGTTTTGATGCAACTCTACCAGCACCAGTAGCAACCTTACGGGCTGCTTTACCTACTGCACTCTTAACTCCAGACTTTGCAGCACTTGCTGCAGAAGATGCTGCTCTTCCAGTTCTTGCTGCAAGATTCTTAGCACTTTGCTTTGCTCTACCTGCTGCGTCAGATGCTGCTTGTCCTGCTTTTCTTGCAGCACTATAAGCACCTACTTGTGCCTTAGCAATTTTTTGTTTAATTCTACCTTTGATGTCGGAAGCAACTTTTGCTCTCAGACCTCTTCTCTTAGCAGGATCTTTTGATCTCACAGCCATTCCTGCGGCAGGATGCAGTTTTCTCTTAGTTGCATATGCAGCAACTGGTTTGTCAACAGCACGGAACTTTGCTTCTTTTCCTGCTTCTTTTGCTTTTGCAACTCCAGATTTAGTTGCTGCCTTTGCTTTGCCAAGTGCAGATTTAACTGCACCTTTTACTTTAGCAATCTTTTCTGCTCTCTTTTCTTTCTTAACTACAGCAGCACCACGCTTTCTTGCTTCCTTTGCAGATGCCTCAGAAGATCTCATGTATTCACGTCTTGCTGCAGCACGATCCATTCCTCTTGCTGCTTCGGAGAGAACTTCTTCAAAAATCTCTTCAACTTCATCAAACTCATATCCTTCATCAAGCATCTCGTCAATTGTTTCTTCTACAATTGCATCAATCTCTTCATCAGAAAGATTTTCAATGCCAGCAAATTCATCTGACATTTCTTCAAGTTCATTTCTAAGATCTTCATCATACACAGAACTATATGCCTCGTATAGCCCTTTGAGTTCTTTTAAATCCATTTTTACAAATACTTTTTCAATTATTTATAAAAAAAAAGACCCCGAAGGGTCACTCAACTACTTGACTAATTGCATCATCAAGATCAGCAATAACTTCACGAAGTTCAAAGATACGAGTAGGTGTTGTAACAATGTCCATTGTGTATCCTTTTTGTGCATCAAAGAGAACTTGACGAACTGCAGCAGCAGAACGGACATCCATTTCAATAGTTACTTTACTCACAGGTCTCCCTCCTTACGATTTTCGGAACGTTCAATACTAAATGCACCCTCAGGATAACGAGCACTCAGTTTCTCGAAGTTCATTTGAATAACTTCCTCAAGTGAAATATCAAGACCAAGACAAGCCTGAGATACATACCACATAATATCCCCAAGTTCACGCTTTAGATGAAACAGGTTTTCTTCATTCACTGGTTTGCCTTGGAAAACAATCTTCTTCACAATCTCAGTAAACTCACCTGCTTCGGCAGACATTCCTACAGCAGCAGTAAGCAGTCGTTCAGTGGGAAATCCTTGGATTTTAAGGTCATTAAGTCTGTCAGCAAATTCAGAGAATTCTTTACTGGGTTGTGAAGTAGTTGTATTCACAAAATCAACATACTTATTAAGATCAATAGTCATACAATAAAAGGTTCTAATTCAGATTGGGGTAAAATTTGTTGTGCTGGAAGTTGCAAATCATCATCCAGCCTTATATGAGGAACATTAACTGTTTCTGGATTCAAATGTCTAACTTGCCGATAGGTTCTAGTAGAATCCATTTCAACAAGCATGATAGCATCTCGGATATTTCCACAGTCGGCAATCTTTTTACCTCCCTTATCAAATACCGAATAGTAATTCAAAACTTAAATCCCTCAAATGTTTTCTTTGGTTTTCTATCTTCAAAATCATACTCTTCTTCTTGCTTATTGTCAAGAATGTCATTTTGAGCAGACTGTTCACAATCATAAAGACGCATCTTAGCCCTATCAATACCAACCACAAATCTCTTATGAATGGTAGGATCATTATATCGGTTCTTAAGTTGCTTCACAAGAATTTGCCCAAGTTCTTCCAATTCTTCTGTAGAAATTAGAGCAAACATAAGGTCAGCAGTTGCTGGCAAACCAAACGATTCTGAGGTATCAGTCAATTCAACATCAGAAGAACCATAACCACTCCTAGTAGTTTGAGTGGCACTTACAATAGGGACATTAAACTCAACAGCAAGACCACGAAGTTCTTCTGCAATTGCCTTAATATAAGAATAAGAGTTCACAGAAAGATTGCCCTTATACCTAGATGATGCACAGATATTCAGATAGTCAATAAAAATAATATCTGGGTGGAAAGATTTCTTAAGAGCAAGTTCATTCAAAAGAGACTTAAAATGCCCCGAATGTGCAGAAGCAGTTGGATATTCTTTGATGATCAAAGTTCCTTGAGTTTTCTTGGCAAGATTGGTAACTTTAGTTTCAAACATCTGCCTCGGAAGATCCGCAATATCTTGAATGGGAACATTCAGAAGGTTTGCGTCAATTCGTTCAGCAATTTTCTCTTCTGCCATTTCAAGCGTAATGTACAATACGTTCCGTCCTTGGAGCAAGACGGAGCTAGCAACATGGCACATGAATAAAGACTTGCCGACACCCGTACCAGCAAGTGCGATGTTGAGAGTTTTGTTAGGGATGCCACCTTTCGTGATTTTGTTAAAATATTCAAGATCAAATTCAATTTTTTCCTCCTTTTTGTGATACAACTCATAACGTTGCTCATAATCTAAAAGATAATCATGACCAACATGATTATCAAAACTTACAGCAAGAGCATCGGAAAGAATGGAAGGAATACTATCACGATTCTTTTTCTCATCTTTTCCATCTGCAATGTGAATGGATTCCATTAGTGCAATATAAATTGCCCTATCACGACACCATTTTTCGGTCGTATCTACAACCCATCCAAGTTCCACTGCAATATTATCAAGATTCTGAATGATATTAATAATTTCTCCGAAAGAAGTTTCATTAATATCACTGCGTTTTTCAGTTTCAATACAAAGAACTTCTTTTGTTGGAAGTTGATTGTATTCTTGAATGAAATTTAAAACTTCCTCAAAAATAATTTTTTGATTCTGATCCTCAAAGTATTCTGATTTAATAAAAGGTATTACTTTTCTTGCATATTCCTCATTATGTAATAGGTTTCTAAGAATCAAAAATTCTACTTTATCCATTAAAATTCACTAGTTTACTAAATGTAGGACATATATCCAGATATAACAAATCGATCCAAACCCCTTTCACATATCCCTCCCCTATGTTCATGGGTAAAAAATGTAGGAAACATTACTCCAGAACCCATTTCAGTTTTTACGTTTTCATACCTTCTAAATTCGGTAGAACATTCATTATCACTCAAATATATTAAAAATGCCAAAATTCTTTTAACATCCATAGGAGATGGTCCTCCATTATCAGAGTGCCAAAGTGAATATGCATAATTAGGTTTCCACCACTTAAATCTGATATAATCAATATCCCAAGCATTAAATGTATTATTCACTTCTGGGTATTTTTTTACATAAGATTCCTTCAGACTTATAATCGATTTTCCAATATTTTTCAGTTCTGGAACAGTAAAAACTTCAGGGATACTAATATCACAATAGTGGTATCCAGTATCATGAATATTTTCATCGGCAATTATTTTTTTATTATCAAAAACCCACTGAATAATCTGGTTACAATTGTCTCTACTTAAAAGGTTATTTTTTCTTTCAATGAAATCAAGACCCATAACTAAATTCCTTTTGTGCAATCTCGTCCAATTGTTGCATTACTTCTTCAGTGAAATATACTTCAGGTTCTTTTAGAATCTGTTTAGCATAAAGTTTCTTACCATCAATTTCATAACGTCCAGCTACATTTTTCCAAATCCCACCAATTTCACCCAACTCAAGTAGACCATAGTATCGATCAAGACCACGCTCATCATAATAAAGACGTACTTCCACATCTTTGTTCTCCTTACTTAAACGCGATTTAGCAGTCTTAGCCTTGATAATATTTCCGACCACTTC